GTGGGGTTAATGACCACTGATTATCAGGAAGAGGACTTAAGTTATGAGGTAGTAGAAACCCCATGTATGCAAGAAGAGAATAGTTATTGACAAGTTATAGATATACTGTTAAACTGACGTTGTAGTGAATTATCAATCATGGCAAAAGGATTTACTGTAAAAGCAAAAACCCCAGTAAGGAATACAGAAGGACCTGAGTGGGATATTGCTTCTATTAAGGAGAGAATGAGAGGAAAGACAATTGTATTTTGTCTACCAGGACGTGGTGTATCATATACATTTCTAAAGAACTTTGTACAACTGTGCTTTGATATGGTACAGAATGGAATGAGTATTCAAATCAGTCAGGATTACTCATCCATGGTAAACTTTGCACGTTGTAAGTGTTTAGGTGCTAATGTATTGCGTGGACCAGATCAGGTGCCTTGGGATGGTAAGTTAGAGTATGATTATCAGTTGTGGATTGATAGTGATATTGTGTTTAGTACTGAGAAGTTCTGGCAACTATGTGATATGGCAATTGATGCTGAAGGAAATCAGAAAGAGATTGTTTCTGGATGGTATAGTACAGAAGATGGAAAGACTACATCAGTAGCACATTGGTTGGATGAAGATGACTTCAGAAACAATGGTGGTGTGATGAATCATGAGATGGTAGATGGTATTACAAAACGTAAGAAACCATTTACTGTAGATTACACTGGATTTGGATGGGTATTGATTCAGAAGGGTGTCTTTGAACATGAAGGACTAAAGTATCCATGGTTTGCACCTAAGATGCAAGTATTTGAATCTGGTGCAGTACAAGATATGTGTGGTGAGGATGTCTCATTCTGTTTAGATGCAATTGAAGCAGGATTTGATATTTGGTGTGATCCACGTATTCGTGTTGGACATGAGAAGACTAGAGTAATCTAATGAGTTCAATAATCTTTGTACTTACCTTTATTATTATACTATCACTTGGTATGATAAGTATGGGTAACAAGATGTCTATTACTAGGAGAAAAGATGACTAAACAGTATCCTTATATGGTTACCTATAGACTCAGTGCTACAGGTAATCAAAAACATCATAAGCGACTTACTGCAGGATGTGCTACAGATGCAGAGAAGTTATTTGAGGAATCAATGCCTTCTGCATCTATTGTATGTACATATGCATTACCACAAAATAGAGTATAGGATTTATTATGGCAAAAGTTAAAAAGAGTTTAATGGGTGGCGACTTTATTGAAGCACAACCCAAGAAAACTAGACAGGGTTCAGGGAAGCACACAAAGTATTCTGCCAGTAGTGGTAACAATGCAAAGAAAAGATACAGAGGACAAGGAAGATAAGATTGAAGAATCAAAGATTCTTTGTCAACACTGTAAAAGAACTGCAACAAATAATATCAGATGTTTAGGTATGTGCGTTGCAGATTCAGAATATTAGGAGGGGTATTACACCTCTCCTTTTTTTATGCTAGATAAAACAGCGCGAAAAACCTCTTTTTCTCTATGGCTTGTTTGATTTGTAATTTACCTAACGTAGAAGTATATGTAAGGAAAGAATATCTCACTGATCACCAAAGTGGTCATGGTGAGTATGTAAAAGGATGGTGGGTATCATGTAAGAGTATTCCTGGTAGAGCATTTTACTTTGAGACCTATCTTCCAGAATATGCTGCAATGTATGATAAGTTACCTATAAGTGCCTTTGTAAGTGAACCAAAAAAACCAACCCCTGATATGGATCTGTATAATCTACAGTTTTGGAACTGTATGGATTATGGGGTTGTAGCAACACAGAAACAGTTTATTGGATCTATGGACTATGAGGTCTTTACAAGGGACCATGGGACTGTTAAAGGCACTTATGTCTGTACTATAGACAACTACCATCAAGATCCTGATACAGTTGATTACAGCACCTCTGAGATACCATCTGAACATAAGTCACATAACCTAATAGAATTAGATAATGGACAGTATTGTTTGTATCCTAATAACAGGACTAGAATCTTTGATAATAGTTTGACACCAGAGAATCCAAAGATGCCTGACTTTAAAGTTTCTACTGAGTTTTATCAGGTAGAAAATGGTCATGATAGAATGGGACTTGGTGACCAGGATTCATACTTTTGGAAGACTGCACAGGACAAAAATAAATTAATTAAAGAAAGTTAAGATTAGGACTATAAATAAGGACATATCCTGCGTTTAATCATGCCCACTCAGAGGATTAGTAAACCATTTAAAGATGTAAGTGCTACTTTTCAAATCAATCCTTTGAATAGTGATTTGATTGGATTAAAGAATGCTAATGCAATTTCTAGATCTATTCGTAATTTAATATTAACAATAAGAGGGGAAAAACCATTTGATTTATCACTTGGTTCTAATGTGAATAATTTGTTATTTGAAAATCTAGATTTTATTACAGCATCTAGTATTAAATCTGAAATTGAAACAACCATTAATAATTTTGAACCAAGAGTCAAATTAAATGATGTAATTGTAAAAGCAAATACAGACAGAAATGCATTTGACGTTCAAATTAAGTATGACATCATTGGAATTGAAGCAGACGCACAAGATCTATCATTCTCTTTAGAGCTCACTAGGTAAATGCCTTTAGTTAATTTCACAAATCTAGATTTTAATCAGATAAAAGATTCCTTAAGGGATTATCTTCGTGCGAATTCAAACTTCACTGACTATGATTATGAAGGTTCTAACTTATCAACAATCATTGATATCTTAGCATATAACACTTATTTGAATTCATATAATGCAAATATGGTTTCAAATGAAGTTTTTATTGATAGTGCTACATTAAGAGAAAATGTAGTATCACTTGCCAGGAACATTGGTTATGTTCCAAGACCTAGAGGTGCAGCAAAAGCAAATGTTTCCTTTGCTGTTGACATGACAGGAACTACTACAGTATCAGTTACACTTAAAGCAGGTATTGTAGCAGTAACATCAAATTCATTTTCTGGACAAGGTTTTACATTCTCTATACCAAAAGATATAACTGTTGCAGTTAATTCTGATGGATTAGCAATTTTTGATTCAATCATAGTATATGAAGGAACATATATTACTCAAAGTTTTAATGTAAGTTCTAGAGTACCAAATCAAAAGTATATTTTAACTAATGCTGGTATTGATAGTAATCTTATTGAAGTAAATGTACGTGATTCATCACAATCAAATATATCAAGAAACTTCACACAAGCAGATAGTTTATTTGATTTAGACGGAACATCACCAGTTTACTTTATACAAGAAGTCAATAATGAAAGATATGAATTGTTATTTGGTGATGGTATATTTGGACTACCAGTATCTGAACCAAATGTAATAGAAGCAAGTTATATTGTTTCTAATGGAAGTGAGGCAAATAACATTTCCCAGATGAATTTTGCTGGTCAGTTAGTAAGTAATAATAATGCTCCAATCACATCTAATATTACATCATTGACTGTTGATCAATCATCATATGGTGGTTCAGAAATTGAAAGTGTTGAGTCAATAAAAAAATATGGACCTCAAATCTATGCATCACAAAATCGTGCAGTAACTGCAGTTGATTATGAAGCAATGATTCCAAAGATTTATCATGAAACAGAATCAGTTTCTGCATTTGGTGGAGAAGATCTTACACCACCTCAATTTGGTAAAGTTTTTATAAGTGTGAAACCAATCAATGGTGTATTTCTTTCTACTGCAATAAAAACTGATATTGCTAGAGAATTAAAAAAATACTCTGTTGCAGGAATCATACCAGAAATTGTTGACTTAAAATATTTGTTTGTTGAAACTAATTCTTATGTTTACTATAATGAAAATAAAGCTCCTAATGCTGAAGTAGTATTAGGTCTCACAAGAAACAATGTTATTAGATATTCTGATTCAACTGAACTTAATAAGTTTGGTGCTAGATTTAAATATAGTCAATACCAAAAAATAATTGACAATACACACATTGCCATTACATCTAACATAACAACTGTTCAGATGCGTAGAGATCTTGAACCACTATTGAATACATTTGCTGAGTATGAGATTTGTTTTGGTAATAGATTCCATGTAAAAAATCATGGTCATAGTCCTGTATCTAATGGCACTGTAATTGGATACAATATAAAATCATCTGGTTTTAAAGTATCTGGAATTACTGATACTCTATACCTTGGAGATAAACCAAACACTGGATTGAAGACAGGAACTATCTTCATGTTCAAATTAAATTCACCAACAAATCCTGTTATTGTAAAACAAAATATTGGCACTATTGATTACATTAAAGGAGAGATAATGCTTGCTCCAATAAAGATAATTTCTACTGAGGTAAATAGAGGTGAATCACTCATTGAAATATCTGCAAATCCCTACTCTAATGATGTAATTGGCAAGCAAGATCTTTATCTTCAACTTGATACAAATAATGTGACAATTAGCACTGTCTCAGATGAAATTGAATCAGGTGATGATATTTCTGGTAGTAATTATGTTGTAACATCTTCTTATGCAAATGGAAGTCTTGTAAGAGGTACACCAATTCTTACTACAGAACAAACAAATAATGCTTCTCTTACTGGTTTAATTACTGGTACTGATAATACTACTACTGAGGTAGCAGCAGGTACAAATCTTACAACATATACAGTTACAACTGGTATGAATGGTTCCACTTCTTCTAATACATATTCCTACTAATAAGAAATGGCGGTAGATAGAATTAAGTTCAAGGATATCTTATCCTCTCAACTCCCTAGTTACGTTAGGGATGATTTTCCACTGCTTGTAGATTTTCTTACAGAATATTATTCTTCTCAAGAAGTAAAGGGCGCTACATTAGATCTTATTCAAAATTTAGATCAATATGTTAAAGTAGATGAACTATCTAATCTAAAGACAAGCACTACTCTGCTTAATGATATTACTAGATCAACCACATCTATTTTAACAAGTGATACTACCAATTTTACATATGGATTTCCAGAAAGGAACGGATTAATCCGTATTGATAATGAAATTATCAAATATGGATATACTACAAATAATAGTTTTGAAGATTGTGTAAGAGGATTTAGTGGTGTTACTGAATATATTGACCCATCATTACCTGATAAGCAAAAGTTTGAAAGAACGATAGCATCTTCACATGTTGCTAATGCTGAAATTGAAAACTTATCTATTTTATTTTTACAGGAATTTTTTAAAAAAGTAAAAGCACAAATTGCTCCTGGATTTGATGACAGAACTTTGTCATCATCATTGGATCAAAAAAACTTTATTAAAAACTCTAATAGTTTTTATAAATCAAAGGGCACAGATCAAGCATTTAAAATTTTATTTAAATCAATTTATGGATCAGATGTAGAAGTTATTAAACCAAATAACCTTTTAATAAGACCATCAGATGCTGATTATGTTGTATCTCAAGATTATGTTATTGAACAGTATATTGGAGATCCATTAGATTTAAAAAATCGTAC